GGACAGCGATCCGAGTCCGAAGCGGTTCACCGATCTGATCCTCAACGGGACTCCCGATATATCAAATCCCCCGAAGTGGATGATGGATTTGGAAAAAATCAAGACTGCCTTCGAAGATTGGCTTGAGGCTCAGGGCGGTCGCAAGGTAGAGATGATCAAGCAATTCGAGAAGATGGTTTCCTGCAAGAATCGTGCGCCTTGGGCTGCATGGAGCGGCAAGGCATGGCGTGGCGTTACACGAAGCCCCGCCATCGTGAAGAAGTATTCTTTTACGGGAGAGGTGAAGAAGATCGGCAAGAGCGAATGGCTCGTTGCCAAGGGAACCTACAAGAGCCGCTACGGGGCGCAGTCATGGTCTGACGAATGGAGGACTGCCGAATTTTTCAGTTACCAAAACCTTACAAGTTTGGGCAATCCTATCGGCGTGGTCTTCGAAGTCGATCTCAAGAAGAACGAAAGTCTTTTGAGTGCCGATGTCATCAAGAAGATATCGGTCTATGGAAAGGGAGCAGAGCGTGAGCGGGAGGTCATTCGTGTCGGCAATGCGGGCACCCCCGTGATCATCTATGTGAATGTAGCAAATATATTCGATGCAGTCGGCTATAAGCGTTCAAGACACGGGGCGAAGGCAAGGATGTATATCTACAACAAGGCTGTCAACCTCATCGGCGTGAAGGGTGCGGACGCATTCTCCAAGACAAAGGCGTTCGATGGTCTTGTGAAGGACTTCACATGAAGACTTTCTCTCAACTATATTCCGAATTGACAGAAGAACGGGACTACAAGGCTGAATATCTGAAGATGTATGGCGGCAAGAATCCGACCCCGAAGCAGAAACTTGCGAGGAAGAAGAAGACTGCGAGAAAGCGCATACTTCGTCAGTTGGGGCGAGAGGGAAAGTCCAATGATGGAAAGGAAATTGATCATAAGGACGGCAATGCCCTGAACAACAGCAAGGGCAACATTCGTCTGATACCAAGATACGAGAATCGTTCAAGGAACAACAACAAGTGGCGAACGAAGAAAAAGATTCAGGAAGCAGCAAAGGCAGCGAATTGGGTTCGTCCGAGCGATGCCATGCTCAAGCAGGAATACGAGATAGAATACAAGAAGCATCTCGTACATGAGTTGAATGTCGATGCCTTTCCCAATTTGAATTCATTCCTTCGTGCAGCAAAGAATGCAAAGGTCGTTGAAGTCACGAAAGGAACGGATTCGAGGATCATGAATCGTTCTCGCACGAAGTCGATGGCAAGTCTTCTGCAACTGATAAAGACATATCGCTCTTATCCTAAGTTCAGGAACGAGAAGAGTCTCAAGGGTATAGAGGACGCGCTTCTTGCAGGAAAACCTATGGATATGCCGATTGTCGTTCGGGATCAGTCGGATGCGATGCGAATCTTCTCTGGCAATACGCGCATGGACATTGCATTCATGAATGGAATCACTCCGAAAGTCTTGATGATAGAATTGCCAGAAGGCGCGACTCTCTGATACTGCAACAATGCAACCATTCACCACACATTCCCTGCTTGCATCTTTGGACTACAAGCCTGTCAAAAAGAAGAAGTTGATCTACAGGTTTTATGATCTTGAGGAAGGAATGATGACTCGTATGCCAAAGTTGTCATATGGCGTAAATCCTTCAAATGGAGTCATAGTCATCACCGTGCTTCCCGATGGCAAGGAAACAAGAAATACCGCAAACCAAGGTGATATCATCATGTGCGGTGTTAGCGGCGAAAGGTATGTAATCCGAGCCGAAAAGTTCTCCAAGTTGTATGAGGGCAGTATTGGGAAAAATGTCCATCCCGAGCAGAGCGACAGAATGGTTGCTCGTTATGATGGTCAGGCAGCGATAACCTTTCGCGCACCTTGGGGAGAGGATATGATTCTTAAGAAGGGCGATTATGTTGTCCGCGAAAAGGATGGAAGCGGATTTTACAGAATTGCAAAAGTGGAATTTGAAAAGACATACAACACTCTTCGCTGATGGGAAAGTTAAAGTGGGGGAAACGGTAAATGGTGCTTGCCTTGGGCGGAATTTCATGCTATTCTTTCCTGCATGAAGACGAACTCCACCGTCAAGTTGATTGACAACTATCCATTCGCATTCAGGAACAATCCCGATTGGACATATGACAATCTTCCCTGTAAGTCTGGTTGGCTGACCGTCATGGAACGATTGTTTGATTCGATTGAACAGTATCTCAAGTCACAGCCGAAGAAGTCGAAGATCGTCAAGAACATCAAGTTTGGGCAGATTAAGGAGAAGTTCGGTGAATTGGTGATCTACATGGATGCTGCTGATGACGAAATCTACAAGCGAGTGGAAGAAGCAGAGAATCAAGCCAAGCACATTTGCGAACTATGCGGCAGACAAGGAATGATGTCGCGTTCAGGATGCTGTCATTGGAAGACATTGTGCAATGATTGCTGTGTCATTCACAATTATGAACCCGCAACGCACAGCAAAATTGTTCTCAAAAAGGAGAAGTAAAATGGGACTGATTGACAAGTTTTTCAGGAGCAGGATCGGTGTCGCCTTGATGGTATTCATCATGGCGTTTTATCCGTTGTTTGTTTTCTACTGCATCTTCACGAAGGCAACGACTTGGAATTGGGTGGAATGGTTTCTTCTGCTTGTAGGAATCGGACAGGCATTTATCACCTATGTCACCTGCCATCAGGGTGGTGCTTTCAAGTACATTTTCAAGGGTGAATGATGGACTTTGAGAATAAAGAAATCAAGGACTTTCTGGCGCAAATCAACGACAAGTATGGCGATGCATTGAAGCGTCTTGCGGAAAGCGAAAAGGAAGATCAAAAGTTCTTCAAAGCCCTCTATGAAATAGAGGAAATACTCTCCAACGAAATTGAGAAGGAAGGTGAAGCCGCCGATGCATGGTGGGAAGCCCTGTCTTATGCGGACAAGTTGAAGGCGTTTCAATCTGTTTGCAAGAGAATTCATAAGGGAGACATTAAGGATCGCGGATCCTATCGTCATGTTCTTTATCAAGTTTTTGGTTTTGGAAAAGATGCATACGCATTGGGTATGCATTGCGGATACATGGACATTCACAATTCAATCGTTCTTCCCGATAAGGAAGAGAAAGACTAAATAGTTGGGAACACCCTTCTCGCCTCTAGGTCACCATGCCAAGGCAGTATTGGCGAGGGGGTGTTCCAAGTTTATGGGGACAAATTATGAGCATTGCACAAACTACTTTTTACGGCAGCGGTAACTTTTTCTACAACACAACAGCGCAAAATGGGGTGTATCAAAATCATTCCTTCACTTCTCCGTTGAAGTGGGAGATGGCTTACACGGCACCTACTCCAACAGGAGTTGCGTTGAATCAACCAACGGAAAGTGCGGCATTTACTCATACGGTATTCATGGGTCAGTCCGATGGCTATTGGGTGCATCGTGTTTTCCTTGATGGTCATTTGGTGCGGACATTTACTTTCGTAGATCAGCACTTTTCCATCCCAATACAGTTTGACTACATTCAGAGTGTAGCCATGCCATTTTCTCCATCTTTTGGAGCGGAGATGAAATCGGATGATCCCTGCGTTCCAAGCGTAGGAGCATCCGCAGCACTTCTGATTGGTGCAGCGTTTGCGAGTTTCCGCAAGAGAAAGAGTTGATTTGCCTCTATGGAAACTTCAGATATCGAACAGCGTTTGAGGAACTTGGCTGTAAAGTGGCGTGATGCCAACCGCGAAGTTCATGATGTGTGCCGAGATGCTGCGGAAGAAATCCGTGTGTTGCGTCTTAAGCACGACACCGAAGTTGCCGCAAAGGATTCAATCGTCCATGCCTACCAATATGGCAGCGGATGGGGAAAGGGCAAGGATGAGTGAGAACAGGGATCTAGGTGGTATGTCGTTGGCACGATGGAAGGAACTGATGAACGATGATTCCAAGAAGATGCTGACTCCTGATGAGAAGAACAAGGGTTGGCATTTTTGCAACGATTGGGATGGGCTTCTTATCAATGCAACGGACGAGCAGGAAGGTGGTTGCTGCTACTGCTTTACCGAAGAGGAGAAGGCTAACTTCAGAAAAGCATAAACAGATTGATGGAGAGAAAGCACCTCATTCGCTCTGTTTATTACAAGATTGAAGGGGATATCAGCGCGACACTTGCTTCTGCCATCATGAGTAAAGAGGCAAATAAAGCAAAGGACGAGGGGTGGGAAGAAGTGACTTTTAAACTTCAGACTTTGAGAGAAAAGTTCGTTGTTTCCGTGTACGGTATAAGGACAAAAAGCCACTAAACTTCAAGTAGCCTATAGAAATACAAAAACCCCTAAATAGTTTCGTACTTTTTCAGAGGAACAAACTATGGCAGGTCAATTGTATTTCTGGGTCGGAGGACATACAGGTTACACAGGTCAGCATAGCGGCTATAACCAAGCAACTAATACTTGGACTAGACCAACCGATGGCGCAACCGGTCTCTCTATGGACACTTGGTTTGGTCCTTATGCATGGGCTAATCGCCATAATTGGAGATTGAGTTATGGAGTTTCTGGACAACCAAACTCCACCGTATATTACACACCTAACACTACTCCCACGGGACTTGATGTAGTTGTTTTTGGTCATACTGGATATGGCGCACCTACTCTCACTAGTAGTGGTGCATCCCCTGTTCCTGTTTATTTCTCGTGTCTATATGGAGGCATGAGTGGTGATGGATTCACCGCATCCGGTTCTACTGCGTGGGCAAATCACGGTTCTTTGGCAACAGAAAAATACGGTCAGATAAATCTAATCTTTGGGGATCAATTTCAAAAGTTAACAACAACACCATCTCCTATTAATCCTCTTGGTTTGAGGACGGGTGAATTTGGCAATATTAACAATCCTTCGCAAGGGTTCATTAGAGCCTATGTCGATACTGCAAGTATTCAGACACGAACACTAAGTCCAGGGGGTGGCTCACCGGATATGCGTCAATTGAGAGGCGAAATTGGAATCAAGAGTATGGGGACAACCTCTACGGGGGGTTTCTTCAATCAATACTCTGGTCTTGCCACGGATGCTAGATCGACAGTTGTGACTGGTTTAGACGGGAATTGGAGATATGTGTATCAGAAAAATGGAAGTCTCTTTATGGCTATGGACTTTGTTGTTCCAACAGTTGCTGTACAGGGAACAATTGAAAACATGGCTTCCTATAGTACTGCCAAAGTTGATTCATACGAAATTTTCCCAACGAGTTGTTCTGGACAAGTAAGAATACAAGGCAATCCTTCTTATCCTGTTCGTAGTATTAAAGCATCTGGATGGGTAGGTCAGAATACTTTGACAGACAATTCGCCATCTTCTAGTTGCTTGAGTATTGGCATAGTAAGAAGTCTTCTTGATGAATCCATGCCTATATTCAATGTTGTAAATACTTTTGGAAGTACTGGACCGATTGTAAGACTTTCAAATGCCGAAATATACAACTTGCGAGTTGATAGAGGTAAGGTGTCTGTAAATTCTCTTGCTACTAGCATAGACAAGTGTATTGTTAGAAATGGTTACATCAAAAACTTTGATAGTAACGAATTGAACATGGAACACCCTGCAAATCAGAATTGGCAAAACTTCTGGTTGGGCTATGCTGATCCAGAAATGGTAGTCACCGAAGATCCAGGATTGAGAATAGAGGGTCCAAGGGTCACGGTAAAATGCTATCCAGGTCAATCGGTAAGAACCGGTGCGGAAGGACTATCAGGTCCGTAAAGTTGTTGAATGTTGATGGTAAGATGGTAAAAGTAGAAGTTGCAAATCCAATAAATAGGGTCGTAGATTTTCCAAAAGGAATAGCGCATGGCAAATAAGACATATTTCTGGGTCGGAGGACATACAGGATGGACAGGTCAACATAGTGGCTACAACCAAGCCACCGGTGTTTGGACTAATCCGTTCACAGGACTAACCAACGGAGGAAATGTTGGAGACATCAGTTATGGTCCTTACGCATGGAACAATCCCAACAATTGGAGATTGAGATTTGAGATAACAGGTTCTCAGCCACAGCGGTATCAATACTACATTCCTTTTGAAAATCCAAGAACTCCTGTTGGACTGGATCTTGCCGTTTTTGGGTTTACTGCTATTGGCGCACCCACACTTACTGCGGGTGGCTCTCCTATTGTTTCGGGATCGCTTCCGCAACGCGGATATGTTTCTTGCCTTTTTGGAGGCATGAGTGGTGATGGATTCACCGCATCCGGTTCTACTGCATGGGCAAATCACGGTCCTACTTCGTCAATGGAAAAGTATGGTCCTGTTGGTGTGTACATTGGGCAACAGTTTGTTGCTTTCAAACATAGACAAAGTGTTACACCTTATTTCAGGACAGGAGAATTTGGATTCATAAACAGTCTAAATAATCCTTATTACCAACAAGGATATACGGCTGGTTCAAGTTTGATTAACCACAGTCTTGAAACACTCAACAGCGATGCACCATTGAGAGGCTATTGGGATTTTGTCAGAGTAGTAACTACCGCAAAAACTACTGGATTCCAAGGCTCGCCAAGTAACACTATGGCTAATTATTGGGGACTGGCATACCCTGAAAATCTAACCAATTATTGTGCAGCGGGCTATACAGGACCACTCTGTACTCAAGGAAACTTCGTTCAAGACACGGGAGATCCTGAAGATTATGCTGGTAGATCCGGATTCTTGTCTTACTTGAAAGGAAAATGGGACGCAGTATATCATCAAAATGGTTCAATTCTGCTTCAAGACAACTTTGAGGCTCCTTATGTTGAAGTTGCAGGAAGAATAGAAAACTTTGCAAGTTTGAATTCCGTAAAGGTAGACAGATATCAACTCACACCATTACAAGTATCTGCTCCAGGCCGAATAACCGTAGAAGGAAATGGTTCATATACCGTATCTGAAGTTTTTGTTGGTGGATTTCCTGGTCAAATGGGACCTCTATTCCCTCAAGTCAGACTTGGCGGAAAATACAATACCGGAGGACAAGACAACGGAATAACCGGAATACCAAGATTCGACACCGTAACAGTTGGAGTAGGACAGAACTCAATAACTGGACCAATTGTATCATTGGGAAATGTCAGAATTGATTCATTACGAGTAGATAAAGGAATTGTACAGGTAGATTCGTCTGTAGGACCATCAGACAAGTGCATTGTCAGAAATGGATATGTGAAGGCGGAGGGAAGAGTGGATATGAATCACCCATACGACACCAATTGGCAGAAATTCTTCTTGGGTTATGATCGTATACTTGGAATAGTCGGATCGGATCCTGGATTGAGAATGGATTCTTCAAATGCCGTGTTGAAGTGTTTTGCAGGGCAGAATCTGACAACTCGTCCAGAAGCAATGACTGGACCTTGATATCGGAGTTAGAATAGACCCAAACAAAATCCCCCGCTTCGGACGGGGGGTTTTGTTTTATTGAGTTTTGATGGGAATTTGCTTTGGTTTCAGTTCTTCTGGAACCACATACTTCAAGTCAATTGTCAAGATACCATCTTTCAATGCTGCACCACAGACAACAAGGTGTTCAGGCAAGACAAAGGTGCGTGAAAATGCCCGAGATGCTAGACCCTGAAAACGGTAGGTCTTTTCCTCCTTCTTGTCTTTCGTGCCAGATACGGTAAGGCGATTTTGCTTTGTCTCAATTGACAATTCGGATTCCTTGAATCCCGCCACCGCCATCTCAATTTGGTATTTGCTATCTCCCACATCGACAATATTGTAGGGAGGATAATTGGAAGAGCCTACTGCGGTATCCAGCAGGGGATTCAGCGAATCGAAGAAACGATCCCAACCGAGACCATAACGAGTGAGTGAATCAAAAAGATCGCCGCGATAAACAGACAAACTGTTGTACTCTGTCATATGATTTCTCCTTTAGAAAGCGAAAAATGTTTGCAATCCGATCCGAAGCATCGGAGTTCAATACTATGTATACTGTGTTCATTATGCCCAAAAGGGCAAAGGAGAAATTGAAAAATGAGCAGCAAGAATGTAAAGACACTTCACATCACTTGGATTCAATGGGCAACTCTAATCGCGGCAGTTGCTACCTTGGTTTTGATTGTAGCCCCGCGTTTTCGTCATTCTGTTTCCGTGCAGGAGAGAGTCGAAAGAGTTGAAAGACCAGCACAGAAGGATGCAGAAAAGTCAAATCGTCCTCGGCAGGGAGGCGGTAGACATACTCAGCAGCCTGAGATGGTTGCTCCTTAATTGGGAGCAGACGGAGATTTTGGAGTTTCAGAGGAAGGAGCCGATTCTGTCGGCTTCTTTCTCTTTTTGACAGGCTTTTTTGCATCTACCGGTGGGCAGTCCTTGGGTCTCTTGGCTATGAATTCTCTCCATCCCCAAGCAACAACAAGGAAGAGAATCGGCAAATACCAAAGTATCCAAGCATAGCCAGTTGTCACTACTTGCTTTCCATTTTCAATATCGCTCTTTATCTTCATGGTCATCGCGCTGTCCCCCGACATATTTGGCATTACGCGAGGAGTAGTATCGCAAGCAATCAAGCCTACGGTTGCAATCAAGAAAAGTAGTGGTAGTAGTCTTTTCATATTATCCTCATGACTTGTTTGATGCGGCTGCGCTACCGAAGTAGAAGCCTATGATGCTCAACAGAATTTGCCTATTTTCTGATGTATACAGAAACCCATTAATTTCAACGAAGAATTTCTTGGTGTAGGCAGGAAACAATCCGAACAACCCTTCGGGATTTGCTTGATCTACCTCAATGAATGTAGGAACTCCGAAGAAAGGAAGAATGAATGGAGCAACGAGAGTAGAGAACAATACGGACAAAACAATTAGTTGTCTGATTCCGCGTCCAAGATCAACGGGAACTCTTTGAACTGCCTTGTCTTGGTTTTCGGTTGTGCGTTGATTTGCCGCCAGCAGCCGTTCAAATATCTCCTTGTCATTTTGGCGTTTTTCCGCCATGTGACGAAATATGAAACCAACTGCGCTGCCGCCAATTAGGGACAGAAATTCTGGTGTCAGGAATCCCATAGGTGCCTCCATTGTGCCAATCCTCTCTTCCATTTTCAAAGTCAATCACTTCTAGTATTTAGTCGGGAAAAGTCTTCAATTCAGTACGATTTTCAAATTAGAAACAAGCGTCCGAAATGCTAAATAGACGCATGAAAACATTCAAAGAACTAAAAGAAGAAATAGTAGGTCGCATTCAGGTTCACTATGATTCGGTGAATGGATATGGCAAGCCTATTAAAGTTGTTGCCACAGTTCCCCCCATGCAGGAACCACCTATTGAAAACAAGTATGACTTGTTGCGATACATCGAAAAGTACATCAAGAAAATGAAGGCAAATGGAGTCATTAAAGGCAACTATGAGATTGTTCACCCACACAATGCAAAGTGGAGAAAGAGTGGTAAGAATGGGTAGAGAAAGACACGGTAAGACATTAGTAAAAGGCGGAAGAAAGCAGACTACGCGAAGAGGACTTGAATATTCGCGGCAAGGACTTCCGAAGATTTATCCATCGCACAAGCAAAAGGTCAGCGAAGAATTGAGACAAATGTTCGCATCGGAAAAATGAACTTTCATGAATTGAGAATCCGTTTGTCCGAAGGCATGACCACAGCCGTCATGAACTATGGCTTTGACTTTCAAGTTGATGTGGTTGATAATGAAGACGACTTTGAAAATAGAAAGTCATTCATGACGGATAAGATAAGACATCATCGTTTTGACAAACACGAGCATCATTGGGAAAAACATGAGATGGCTCCTTGGGAAATTAAGAATGCATTTCACGCAAAAGAGCGTAGAAAAAATGTCATGCGTTGGCTTAAAGCCGCTTCGGGAAACAACTTACAAACAGTAAACGACAAGAGTCTTCCCGAAGTTCCAAATTGGCAGAACATTAAATTCAAGAGTTGACGAACTTCATTCGTCTTGGTATAGTCCCTTCCCTATACATACTAAACCCTACCCATTGTGGGTAGGGCTTGTTACAAAGGAGAAATGATGAAGAGACTACTTTCATACGCATCGGCAATCTTTGCCGCCCTAACGGTAGGACAGTTCGCGGTCGCACAGGCAACCGCACCCGCTGCTCCTGCTTCTCTTGTCGAAGTAAACAACTGGTACTTCAACGAGAACCTTCAGGTAAATACTTTCAAGGGAAATGGCAGCACTCTTGTCGGTCTGAATCAGAACCTTGGATTCAATCTCACCAAGGACATTGTTGTTGATCTCAATGTGCCGGTCTACTCTCAGGCAGACCACACCACGGTAAGCAACATTGATCTAGGTGCAGATTGGGGGACTCTGTTTGGTGGAAAGAACAGCGTCATCGGTGAGTGGAACATTGGATTTGGTGGTGGTATCTACATTCCCGTTGGCACGGAATACTTCCGCAACGCGAATGTGAACCCCTATTTGAATGCCAAGTTCAACTGCGATCTTTGGGTTCTTGATTTCTCGCAGAGCGTTGACTACCGCTTCGTAGGCGGCGAGTCGTATATCACTTGGCTCGGCGCAAAGACGGACTCCGATGTACTTACTCTCGTTACTGATCTCTCCTACGCTTGGAATTCGTTTGATTTCGGCGTACAGTTTGATCAGTTGTACTATGTCAATGTTGACGAGTATCAACTTTTCCTTGGTCCGGTTGCCAAGTGGAATGTTGCCTCAAATGTCAACCTGAACGCTGCCGTTCTTGTTCCCGTCACTCAACAGGTTTCGACTCCTGAAGCCGATACTGTTGTCAAGGCTGGAATTGGCATCAAGTTCTGATTTGAAAAATCGCTACTTCGAACAGCAGGGAGCCGAAAGGCTCTCTGTTGTTTTTATAGATACTATGTCATGCTGAACTTCAAGACTTACATTTCCGAAGGCTACAATGGTGACGGCGACTGCATGGAAGCCGCCGTGAACCTAATGATGCGCTTTCACAGCGACTTCTTTGGGAAGCGACTCAAGGCGCAAGGCAGTCCCGTCCTAGTTCATGCTCTTGTGCGTGGACATGGAATACTCAAAGGCAAGAGATTCCCTCATGCGTGGGTAGAGGATGGAAACCTCGTCATCGATCAGTCCAACGGCAATGACATTCGAATGGAAAAACGAGTCTACTATGCACTCGGTGGAATCAAGCCGAATGAAAAGGGAGCATATGTCAAGTATGCCTACTCTGATATGAAGAAGAAGTTGGTGTCAACGGGACACTACGGACATTGGGACTTGGACGAAAAACTTGAGGAAACTGTCGGCATCGGTTCGTTGAAGAGGGTCGGTCGCCAGAAGAAGAGAGTCAATCCCAAGTTGCTCATGGCATTGGACGAAGGCATCGTTTCGGGAGTAGGCGGCGGTGTCAAGAAGATTGGTCAGGCAACCGCAAATGTCACTCGCGTTTCTTGGAGTTCGCTGAAGAGTCTTGAAAGTATGCTTGATGCTCTCTTTGCATCGGCAAAACTTGACATTGCATTCACAAAGCACTTTTGGGAACGCATCAACGGATCACGCGGTTATGGCGGAACGGTGAGCATGGCAGAGATTCAAGATGCATTCAATAAGACTTATCGGAAGTATGCAACGGAGATTCAAAATCATCCTGTGAATTGGAGAGCAGTTATCAACGATGTTTCCAAGAATCTCAACATTCCTTTTGTTTTGGATTGGGATAGGAACAAAAAGAGCATGATAATTCAGACTGCTATGAAGAAGCCTGATTTTAAGACCCCCGACCCCAAACTAAAGGTCTGATAACTTACTAGCAAACATGGGGGTTGACGGCGTAGGGAAAGTTTGGTAAAATTGGGGCGTAACAAAGGAGACCCCCCGATGACTACCGCAACCTCAACTCCCTCTACCTTTCCTTGGAATCCCGACTCCCTAATAGTTCCAATAAACGATGCGATGGAGTTGGTCGTAGACGGTATCCGTCTACGAGTTTCGGGTACGCAGACGGTTCAGAGCCGTCTTAACGAATTGAAGTTGACGGAGTACTACGGTGCCTCCGTTGAGGCGTATGTGGAAATACAGCGACCCATCAGTTCTGATTACGACCCGTTCGTTACCGGAACGATTTGGCTTGTTGTTGCGGGACGCGCAGCGGATACTAATGCCGTCTTTGTCACGCGCACCGTCCTTGCCAACATCAGTTCGGACAAGTACCCGACCCGCGAAGAGGAGACCCGTGTGCGCGATGCCGCGACTGCACTCCTTGAGTCCGATACTCCGCTTGCGAGATGGTGGAATACTCTCCGCGCTTCGATTAATCTTGCTTCGGACTCCCAAAAGGAGACCGCAAGAACCGATCTCATTCTCTCGCTTGTCGAACGAGCGCGGGAAGATATGAAAACGGCGTTTTACAAGAATCCGCGAAAGGGCATGAGCGTCAAGGTGGTTGGCGGACGCAAGGTTCCTGTCGGCACGGAGGGAAAGTTGTTTTGGGTTGGCATGACTCAATTTGGCAAAAGGGTTGGGTTCAAGGATGCGTCCGATACCGTCTATTGGACGGCGTGGGGCAACATCGCCTTCACCGATTCGATTGACGAGCAAGCCGCTCTTGCTGCTGCCAAGAAGGAGTATGAAGTCGTGTTTGCCAAATTCTTCGGTCCCGTTCGTAACTAACTGAAGATCGTCAACAAAAGGTCTCGCCCCCGCTTCGGCGGGGGTTTTACTACATATTAGTATGGAAGATTTGAAACTCATATTTGAAGAAGCAGGAGCCACCGTAGTTGGGGGCAAAGTCGAACTATTGGTTCCTGCAATGATGATGGTTCTCTTTCCTCGCGGCAGTACGATAATTCGCAAAAACGGCGAGAAGTTCAATGTTGTTTCTTACGGAGAGAAAGTTAGAAAAGACGGAATGCTTTTTGTTCGGATGACTTTGGATAAAACCTCTTGACAAGTAAAAGACAGAGGCTATAATCCTTCCAAAGGAATCAACATGGAACAGACCGAATCTGTCGAACTTGATTTGGATGATCACACACTAGCGGGCATTGCTCTTTATGCCCATGAGAGGAACATCACGATCAATCAAGCAGTCTGTGAGATTCTTGAGAATGTAATCAAAGAAAGAGAACACGGCGGGGTAGACCAACGGCAGAGTCAGTTGACTCAAAATCAACAAAGTGTGGGTTCGAATCCCACCCTCGCTACTGAAAATTGAATAACTGCGGATGTAACTCAATGGCAGAGTGCCACCCTTCCAAGATGGCTGTTGTGGGTTCGACTCCCATCATCCGCTTTAAGTCTCCCGTCTTTGCGGCATAAGACCTGATGAGGGCAGTCGCATAGTAATGTAAACACCCGAATCGGTACGGGCAAATGGGAGATTTGCCGTTCGCAGCGTTCTGATGCATCCGTCCTGCGGTAATTTGACAATATGCATCGTTTTGGTCCATAGCACAACGGTAGTGCGATCCGCTGTTAACGGATAGGTTGAAGGTTCGAATCCTTCTGGACCAGTTCTCTTCCATGCCATGTTTGCTACAGACACTTGACATTTGCTTACCTGACACTATACTGTTACAATCTCCTGAAAGGATTACACCATGAAAATCAGCCAAGAAACAATCTCCATACTGAAGAACTTCAGCACAATCAACAGCAATCTTCTTGTCAAGGAAGGCAACACCCTTACTACAATTAGCCCCACGAAGAACATTCTCGCAGAGGCAACTGTCTCCGAGACCTTTGATGTTGAGTTTGGCATTTGGGATCTTTCAAAGTTTCTTGCCACTATCAGCCTTTTCAAGGATCCTGATTTTGACTTCACGGAAGATCATGTTGACATCTCTTCCGAAGACAGCAAGGCTTCAATCAAGTATTACTACAGCGAACCCGAACTTCTTGTAAAGGCTGACAAGAAGTTGAAGATGCCGACTACGCCTGTCAATTTCATTTTGACGAGCAAGGATTACAATGAGTTGCAGAAGGCAGCATCCGTCCTTCAGGCTCCCGATCTTGCATTGGAATCTACTGAAGACGGTCGTATGGTTCTTCGCGTGTTTGATCGCAAGGACAGCACAAGCCACTCCTACAGTATTGATGTAGGCGAGAACAAGAGCGGTTCATCATTCTCATTCCTGTTCAAGACCGAAAATCTGAAGATGATTCCTGGTACTTATGAAGTAGGAATCAGCGAGAAGAAGGTCAGTCAGTTCAAGAACGCGAACGGCATCACCTATTGGATTTCCCTTGAAGCCGACAGCGTGTTTGAGGGTTCCAATAGCAAGGTAGCCGATGTCGCTTCTCGTTGAGAAATACAGACCAAACAAGATAGAAGATTGCGTTCTGCCGAAGAGCATCAAGCAGATGTTCTTGGACATTGCCAAGACTGGTGATGTTCCGAACCTTATTCTTAACGGCGGGGCGGGTTGTGGTAAGACTACGGTAGCCAAGGCACTATGCAACGAATTGGGTATTGATTACCTGTTCGTAAATGCAAGTGAGGACAGCGGTATTGATGTATTGCGGACTCGCATTCGCAATTTTGCATCCACCGTTGCCCTTGGCGGGGGGAAGAAGGTTGTCATCCTTGACGAGGCTGACTATCTCAATCCGCAGTCTACTCAACCCGCCCTGCGCGGATTCATTGAAGAGTTTGCCGTAAATTGCAGGTTCATCATGACTTGCAATTTCAAGAGCAGGATTATCGAACCGCTGCATTCACGCTGTACGGTGATTGACTTCAAGATTCCGAACAAGGAGAAGCCAACTCTTGCAAGTGAGTTCCTTGCCCGTGCAAAGTTTGTGATGGATAGCGAGGAGATTTCCTATGACGAAAAGGTCGTAGCGGAACTCATCATCAAGAATTTTCCCGATTTTCGCAAAGTTCTCAATCTGATTCAGCGTTATTCCGTGTCTGGTTCAATAGACAGCGGAATACTGGCAACATCCTCGGATATCACGGTAAAATCCCTGATTGAATCCATGAAGAAGAAGGATTTTGGCGGCATTCGAAAATGGGCGGTGGATAATACGGACAAGGAAATGGCTGGAATTTTTCGCAGGATTTACGATGCGTTGCAGGATCACATTGAACCCGCGTCCATTCCACAGGCAGTTCTGATCATTTCTGAATACCAATACAAGTCTGCATTTGTGGCAGATCAGGAAATCAATCTTGTAGCCTGTTGCCTGATGCTTGCCTCCGACTGCACCTTCAAAACCTAAATACAATGAGGAGGCGATATGGAAAAGAAGATTGCTAGCCTCAATGATCTTTCTATCTCAATACACTTGATCAACAAGAAATACAAGATCAAGGAGTTTATTGAGGAGTATCGCAACAAAATATCAGAGGTGAACGAGACACTTCGTAAGGAGTTGATTTCTCCTGATGGTCTCACGAATCCCGTGCAAAAGGTAATGCTTGTGAGTCAAGACCTCACCGACGAGGAACTTGACAAAACCGTACAAATAGTTGAAAATCTCTCAAGCAAATATGATTACATCTCCTACTTGGAGGAATGTGAAACTGCAAGACGCACTTTCATCAAGGAACGAGAAGACTATTTTGCGATTAAAGCAACTAAGAGTCAGGCAAAGATAGTGGATGAAGTTACCACTCTTTTTGAACTTTCGGGCGTGTCAGAGCAGATGTTTGCACGATGGATAGACATAGTGATCCAGAAGATTAGCCCCAAGACCTTGGAGATTGAATACGAGGATTTGGACGGCAAAAGGAAGAAGGCAAAGGTCAAGCACAAAACTATTGCCGTTGAGGATGAATTTGTTGAAGCCCCTCTGATTGATAGGTATCATGGCATAAATGCATATGATGCCTTTCTTCTTCACTCTTTCTTTGATGTCCACTTGAACAAGTGGATTTACATACCGGTTAAGTTGATAATGTCCATCAAGTCAGAAGAAGACTTGGAGGATATTTCGAATCTTGAGGATGAAAAGGAAAAATGAATCCATTTGAATTTGTAAAAAGCATCAACGAAAAGACGGGAAACATACTAAACGACAACGGGGAATTGGAAAAGGCATATATGCCTTACCTTGTGAACAAGGGTCTTTCTTTTTCTCCTGACACAGTATTGGCGGCAAACGAAATGAATGCCGTGCCTTTCCTTGACAAGAAACTGCATTACGATTATCTCTATTTCACGGTAAGGAAGAGAAAGCGTTATGCCAAGTGGATCAAGAGAGAAAAGGATGAGTTGGAAGAACTCATCGTGCAGTATTACGGAGTCAATCGCCGTAGGGCAGCGGAATACGCCACCATTCTTACTGAGCAGGATATCCAAGAAATCAAGGAAAAAATGTACAAAGGAGGGACTTGAAAAAACCAAAGACTAAATAACTCCTGTTACGACATTCAGGAGAATTGTCATGGATTTATCAAACTTCATTGAAGTGACTCTACCTCAACAAGAGAACTTCCTAAAAGTCAAAGAAACGCTGACCCGCATCGGCATTTCATCAAAGACCGAAAATAAACTGTTCCAATCTTGTCACATTTTGCACAAAAAGGGTAAGTACTACATTGTGCATTTTAAGGAATTGTTCATGTTGGATGGTATGCCAACGACATTCCCTGAAAGTGATCAAGCCCGTAGAAATACAATTGCAAACCTCTTGTCGGAGTGGGGACTAATCAAGTTAGTTGATCCTGCGAAGAGCAAAGAACCAATTGTGCCTGTCTCGTATTTGAAAATCCTTCCACACGGCGAAAAGAAGGATTGGGAACTCGTTCCGAAGTACAACATCGGCAGGAAAAAGACCGCAGAACCACTTGACTGATCGCTGTTTTTGCGATACAATTCCTTCACTATGAACCAAGTGCTTAAGTATCACAGACTCCATACTGATGTTCCCGAAATCTCGTTTGCATCCGAGCAGTCTGCTTGCTTTGACCTTCGGGCGCACTTTCCTCCAAACGCAACACGCATTGAAGGTTACGATGTCAATTCAATGAGGATTGCCACTCCTGTGATCAAGGACTCCGAGGGCAGGTTCACTACTGTTGTCCATCCAGGCGAAAGAATGATGATCCCAACGGGAATTGTGTTCGATATTCCTGTTGGTTACTCTGTCCGCATCCATGCGCGTTCAGGTCTCGCGCTCAAAGCAGGACTAATCATGGCGAATTCAGAAGGTGTGATTGATTCTGACTACACCGAAGAAACCAAGATCATCGTTCTCAATATCAGTAGCATTCCAATCAAGATTAACCACGGCGACCGAATCGCGCAAGCAGAGATGGTTCCCGTCCTTCAATACAATCTCGTTCCCACCACCGAGATCATTTCTCAAAAGACGAGCAGAGCAGGTGGCTTTGGCTCAACAGGAATCTCATGATGAACCGCGAAGAATTACTCAAGACTCACGAAATGCTATGTGAAAAGTCTCGCAATCTGATGCGTAGAAAGAATGCGGACTATGCAGGACGGCATGGAGTCGAACCATTCGCCAATTTCACTCGCGTGGAATCAATGGGAATCTGCAAGACCGAATCGGGAATGCTTGTTCGCATGACGGACAAGATGAGCAGACTGTCCTCTTTTATGGAGTCTGGTAAGTTTGAAGTCAAGGATGAGTCGTTGGAAGATACCGTATTGGACATGATCAATTATTCGGTACTTCTTTATGCATATGTGACCGATAAGAAGAACTCCAAGGAAAATTCATGCAGCGGCGGCGGCATTGACGATACTAAAGAAGGGCGAGTGCAGTTTCTTCAGGAAAGCCCCAAGAAGGTAAAGTTCAGCAATGATGAAATTCAAGAAGTCTATTCCTCTACTCCTCATAGTAGCCCTGCTGTCGATGGCAGCAAGCAGACCGCAAGCAGCCCGTTCGATAGACTCCGCAAGACTCTTGGAAGCAATGCGGCAAGTTGAGTCGGGAGGCAATCCCAACTTGATTGGCGATGGTGGCAAGGCGATTGGTCCCTATCAGATTTGGCGCGAGTATTGGCAGGACGCTGTGGAACACGACAAGTCCATCGGTGGCAAGTACGAGGACTGCATGGACAAGGCGTATGCCGAAAAGATCATTCGTGCGTATTGGGCGCGTTATGCTCCGAAGGGTGCGACCCTTGAGCAGTTGGCGCGGATTCACAATGGTGGTCCGAAGGGACACAAGCGCACCACTACTCTGAAGTATTGGAACAAGATCGTCAAGGAGATGACCAAGTGAGCAACCCATTCGGATATTCGTATTACCTTGATATGTACAACTGCCGCATCGGTGCAGCCGATGACTTGGAACTGCACTACCGCTTTCTTGAGCGCGTTGTGGACAAGATCGGCATGACCCGTATGTCACAGCCCGTAGTCATGCACGGTCCAACCAACCACGGCACGGAACTGTATCCCGACAAGGCAGGGGTGAGCGGTTGGGTTCCACTCATTGAGAGCGGAATTCAGATTCACTCAATGGAGCCAAAGCGGTTCATCACGCTTGATGTGTACTCCTGCAAGAAGTTTGACAAGCAGATCATTCTTGACTACGCACATGAGTGCTTTGGCTTTGTGGGGCATGAAGAGCAATTCTTTGAGCGTGGCAAGTTCTACGGCGATATCAGATGATTACCGTAAAGGATATCAGCAAGTGAAAATATCTTCAATTTATTCGTTCAATGGTGGTATAGAGTTTATGAACGAACATCATAGTTGTGAGTTAAAACAAATTCAGACAGTTATAGAAAAGATAAATGCTCGTAAGTTTAAAACGAAAGTTAGTAAAGAGAAGGCGATAAAAGGAAAACTTCTGTATAGTCAGGTGAAATTGAATTCGGAGTTTAAAAGACTCTTCGGAACACAAGATATTAATGGTGGGTGGGAAAGAAAAAGAATAGACTGTGATTATGTTCCTCTTCAGTACAAGGACGGGGTTGTACCCCAAACCAAATCTTTGAAAGGTTTCAGAGAAATTGATTTTGTAAAATCTAAAGTTGGAGTTGAAGTTCAGTTTGGTAAATATTCATTCATGGTCTATGACATTCTAGGAAAGATTCCAATTTTCAAGAAACTAGGATTAATAGACTGTGGTGTAGAAATAGTTCCAACAAAAAGATTTGCGGAATCTATGTGTACTGGTGTATCATGTTACGAACAATTAGTGTGGGATTTGAACATGATAGGAAACACATCCCCTTCTGTTCCAGTTGTCGTTATAGGAATATCAGATAAGTAGAATTAAGTGGAATAATAGTATATGAACACACACCGCATCATACTTGGCGACTGCATTGAGGGCATGAAGACGCTGCCAGATGGCTGCGTTCAGACTTGCATTACATCTCCTCCTTACTTCGGGCTTCGTGATTACGGAACCGCGAATTGGAAGGGTGGTGATCCAAACTGCGATCATGTTGCCGATCCGACCAAGACAAAGAAGTTTGGCAATCCCGCATTCAACGAAAACCGCCCAAGCCGCGAACAGACAAAGGTTGAAGGTTATTACTACAAGGATGTCTGTGGCAAGTGTGGCGCGACCTGTGAGGATTCGCAGATCGGTCAAGAAGACACCGTTGAAGGCTATGTGGAGAAGATGGTGGAGGTGTTCCGTGAGGTGAAGCGAATTCTGCGTGATGACGGTACGCTGTGGCTGAACCTTGGCGACTCGTACATGAGTGCAAAGAACTGCGCCCCACCACCGCAGACTGTTGGCGGTCAGCGTGGTATGCCTTCGGACTTCATTCCTGGAAATCGCAAGGATCAGAAGGGGCTGAAGACGAAGGACTTGATCGGCATTCCGTGGCGCGTAGCGTTTGCGCTGCAAGCGGACGGGTGGTATCTGCGGCAGGACATTATTTGGAGCAAGCCCAATCCCATGCCCGAGAGCGTGGAAGACCGTTGCACCAAAGCCCATGAGTACATCTTCCTGCTGTCCAAGAAGCCCAAGTATTACTACGATCACGAAGCAATCAAGGAACCACTTGCACCAAGTTCTGTTTCAAGACTACAACAGAACATTGATGAGCAGGTTGGTTCTGCCCGAGCAAACGGGGGAGAAAAAACAAATGGTAACATGAAAGCAGTTGGAGACTTGAGTAGTGGACTGAAAAATAAACGATCAGTATGGACGGTGAACTCCAAGGGCTACAAGGGCGCACACTTTGCGGTGTATCCTGAAGATCTTATCCTGCCTTGTGTGCTTGCAGGATGCCCTAAGGACGGCACGGTATTTGACCCATTCACAGGCAGCGGAACCACGGCGGTAGTTGCATTGAAGAACGGAAGAAACTATATTGGTACAGAACTCAATCCCGAGTATGTAAAGATCGCAGAGGATCGTATCAAGGAATCCGTCCCACAAACCCTGTCAGACTTTCTCGCTTGAAGCCATTCTACACCCACATCTCAATTCGGGGGAACAGCATCCTCCATCGCGGATACGACAACTACGGAAAGCGTATCCATGAGAAGGTCTCCTACAATCCAACTCTGTTCGTTCCAAGTAAGAGCGGCAAGGGCGAGTGGACGACTTTGGATGGTCGCGTAGTTGAACCATTTCAACCTGGCGATATCAAGGAATGCCGCGACTTCGTTGAGCAGTACCGTGATGTCTCTGGCTTTGAGATCTTCGGCAACACGGAATACATCTATCAGTACATCGGTGACGAGTTCAAGGGCGAGATTGAATACGATCCCTCGCTCCTGCGCGTGGGTTACATTGATATTGAAACTGAATCCGAGGAAGGCTTCCCAAACATTGAGACTGCCAATGAACGGGTGAATGCCATCACCATCAAGTTGCGCGAGAAGACATTTGTCTTTGGCTTGGGTCAGTTCTCCATCGCTGACGAGAATATCAAGTGCTTCTGCTATGAGGACGAGGAGCGTATGCTCAAGGACTTCATCGCTGCTTGGCAGACTTTGGATTTGGATATCGTTACTGGTTGGAATGTCAACTTCTTTGATATCCCCTACCTAGTCAACCGAATCACTCGCCTCTTCGGTGAGAAGGAAGCCCTTCGTCTGTCTCCTTGGGGCATGGTCAAGAGCCGCATCGTGGAAGTCATGGAGCGCAAGAACGAGGTCTATGATCTCATCGGCATCTCCATCCTTGACTACTTTGACCTGTATCGCAAGTTCACCTATGTGACACAGGCATCCTACAAGTTGGATCACATCGCATTCGTTGAATTGGGCGACCGCAAGATTGCCTATGATGGATCGCTGTCGGACTTCTATCAGAACGACTTTCAGCGATTCGTTGAGTATAACATCCACGATGTGAATCTCGTTGAGAAGTTGGAGCAGAAACTCAAGTTGATGGAACTTGCTCTTGCTCTTGCCTATAGCGCAAAGGTAAACCTCAACGATGTCTTCTCGCAAGTTCGTACATGGGATGCGATCATCTACCACGAACTGTGCAAGGACAAGATTGCCATTCCCATGAAGCGTGGCGGCTTGGAGAAGGAAGACAAGTTCGAAGGAGCCTATGTCAAGGAGCCGCTAGTGGGCAGACACGAATGGGTTGTATCATTTGACTTGGACAGCCTGTATCCCCACCTGATGATGCAGTACAACTTGAGTCCTGAGACCAAGACTTCAGACGGCAAACGCAACTCATTCCCTGTTATTGACTTCCTCGCGGGTGCGCCCGTGGGTACGCCCGTGTGCGCGTACCTAGAGAAGATGAAGGACAAGGATCTATCTGTTGCCGCAAATTGCGTCACTTTCCGTAGAGACATGATCGGAGTCCTGCCCCGCCTGATGGAGACCATGTATCAGGAACGCAAGATGTTCAAGGGCAAGTTGCTTGAGACCAAGAGAGCATTGAAGTCCTTGGGTGACGATGCCGATCCCGATGAGGTTGCCCGCCTGAAAAACGACATTTCCAAGTTCCACAACTTTCAGTTGGTTCGCAAGATTCAGTTGAACTCCGCATTCGGTGCTTGCGGCAACGAATACTTCCGCTACTACGATGAGGAGATCGCAGAGGCAATCACCGTGTCTGGTCAGTTGTCAATTCGTTGGATTGAAAAGCATCTCAATGAGTTCCTGAACAAGAGCCTGAAGACAAAGAACATGGATTTCATCGTTGCTTCTGACACCGATTCCGTGTATCTGCGCTTGGGCAAGTTGGTAGAACAGGTGATGCCCGAGGAGACTGACAAGCAGAAGATTACCAAGTTCCTTGACAAGTTCTGCAACGATGTCATTCAGCCGTTCATCAACAAGAAGTACGATGAGTTGGCTTTGCAGCAGAATGCCTACAGCCAGAAGATGCACATGAAGCGCGAGGCTATTGCATCGCAGGGGATTTGGACTGCCAAGAAGCGGTATATGCTGAATGTCTACATGGGCGAAGAGAATGTCCTGCTGTCCGAACCTGACATGAAGATCATGGGTATTGAGACTTCGCGCTCGTCCACGCCACAGGTGATCCGCGACTCCCTGAAGAAGTGCATTCGCATCATTATGAATGGCACGGAGGAAGAACTAATCAATTATGTTGCCGACTTCCGCGACAAGTTCAGGAACCTCCCCGTACAAGATGCAGCCTCCCCGCGCTCTGTGAAGAAGATGTCCAAGTACAAGGACACGACTTTCATTTATTGCAAGTCCACGCCTATTCATGTCAAGGGATCGCTTATCTTCAATCATCTTCTCAAGGAGAAGGGTCTTGCCAAGAAGTATCAACCGATCATCGAAGGCGACAAGATCAAGTTTATTCCGCTAAAGGTTCCGAATCCAATTCGTCAAACCGTCATTGCATTCCCAAACACCATTCCTACGGAGTTTTGCTTGGACAAATACATAGACTATGACGCTCAGTTTGAAACCAACTTTGTCAATCCTTTGCTGAAAATCATCAACTGCATCGGATGGAAGATGGAAAAGACCTCATCATTGGAAGACTTATTCGCATGATTGACTCATTTCTACGACACAATCAGGAGAAGTATTTCTCCGAATTTTCCTCTCGCTTGCCTAGCGGTTATACTCGCACAAATGCGGGTGAAGTGGCGATTTTTCATCCCTTGAAGATGGCAACCAACAAGCCATCCATATTGGTTTCCGCAGGATGGCACGGTGACGAGCAAGGTGCTACTTTGGGACTGATGGATTTCGTGACTTACGAGGATTCCAAGTTCTTTTCCAAGCACATGAACATTTCCTACATTCCTCTTGCATCTACATCATCAAACTATATGGGAACAAGAGGCAATGAGCGAGGAGAAGATTCAAATGCAATAGGATCCAATCATCAGCATATGCTCAACAATCATGGAGAGCCTTCTTCTGAAATTCAGGGATTGATGGAAAACTTCGATTTGGTGAAAAGACTTTCAAAAAACGGTTATTACACTATGCACGAAGATCCAAGAGATTTGCAAGGTGGCGCATATCTCTACTATGCAGGACATGAAGATGAATTCGTGTATAGCATGGTGGAAGAACTTGGACAATGGATGGACATCAGCGATGAGCCAATTTTAACATCGCATAAAAAGGACTCATTTGAGAATTTCCTGCACGATCAAGGAATTCCTGAAGTGATCTGTGTGGAGACAAATTCACATATTCAGGCTCAGATTCCTGAAAAGATTCGCCGTATCGCACACATGAATTGTCTCCGAATTTATTGTCAGCATATTATTGCATTGTACGATACATGATGCTATAATCTCCCCTAACTACATTGAGGTCTACACTATGAGCAACTTTCTGAAGAGCATTCTCAAGGATTCGGGCAACGAACACGCATCTCTCGCTTCTGATGGGCTTGAAGCAGACATTTCGGGATTCGTTGACACAGGTTCTTATTCGTTCAACGCATTGCTGTCGGGGACAATCCACGGCGGTATGCCAGACAACAAGATTCTCGGCATTGCCGGTGAATCTGCTACGGGCAAGACATACTTTGCCCTTGGTATTGCACGACAGTTCTTGCAAGACAAGGCTGATGGAGCCGTGCTTTACTTCGATTCCGAACAGGCTGTTACGAGCGACATGATTAATGAGCGTGGGCTTGATTCTCGCCGTGTTGCCGTATTCCCAATCGCCACGGTTGAGCAGTTCCGCCACCAATTGCTGCAAATCCTAGACAGTTACGGCAAGTTGAAGGACGAGGATCGCAAGCCCATGATGATCGTTCTTGATTCTCTTGGTATGTTGTCCACAAGCAAGGAAATGAACGATGGTCTTGAAGGCAAGGAAGTTCGTGACATGACTCGTTCACAAGTCATCAAGTCGGTCTTCCGAACCGTAACCCTCAAATTGGGCAAGTTCAGCATTCCGCTGATCGTTACCAATCATACTTATGATGTCATCGGAGCCTATGTTCCTACCAAGGAGATGGGCGGCGGTACGGGTCTTAAGTATGCAGCCACCACCATTGTCTATCTTTCCAAGAAGAAGGAGAAGGTGGACAACGAGGTGGTCGGCAACATCATCCATTGCAAGTTGTACAAGGGTCGCCTTACCCGCGAGAATAAGATGATCGACACCCTGCTGACCTTCGATAGGGGATTGGACAAGTATTACGGTCTAGTTCCGCTTGCAATCAAGCACGGTATCTTCAAGAAGAATTCCACGAAGGTAGAATTGCCTGACGGCAAGACCGTGTTTGAGTCACAGATCAACAAGAACCCCGAGAAGTTCTTCACGGAAGAAGTCCTGAAGGCGATTGATGCCGCCGCCGCAAAGGAATTCAAGTATGGCATGGAGGAGGCAGAGATTCCAAATGGAGAAGAAGAAACTTCTGATTAAGTTCCCTAGCAGGTCTCGTCCTGCTAGATTCATGGAAACATTCAATCTCTACAAGGGTCTGCTCTCGGGGCAGCACGATGTTCAATTCGTGCTGTCTTTTGATGCTGACGATGTTTCCATGAACAATGCGGGAATGCACAACTGGCTGTCGCGCAACGGGGACAGCGCAAAGTGGTTTTATGGAAACTCAACATCGAAGATTTCTGCAATCAATGCAGACATGGATCGCGGATGGGACTACGATGTCCTGCTTCTTGCTTCGGATGACATGATTCCCGTGAAGGCAGGATATGATGATATCATCATGCGAGACATGGCTGTCAACTTCCCTGATTTCGATGGTGTCCTTCACTACAATGATGGGCGAAAAGGCGAGGCTCTTAATACTCTCTCTATCATGGGCAAGAAGTACTATGATCGCTTCGGATACATCTATCACCCATCATATAAGAGCGTGTTCTGCGACAACGAGTTTACCGATGTCAGCCGCATCCTGCACAAGGTAGTCTACATTGACAATGTGATCATCAAGCACTATTGGATAGACATCGGCGTGGATGCCTTGTATCAAAGAAACGAGCATCCTGCGTTCTATCATGAGGATGGACAGAACTATTCCAAGAGAAGAGAAAGGAACTTTGACATCCATGCCAATAGCACCGTCTGAAGTCGAATTCAGCGTATTGATACTCACCATTCCAAGTAGAGTGGAGAAGTATTGGACACCGCTCTATAGACATCTTGAAAAGCAGTTGGAATCTGTAGGTAATACAGTCGAAATACTTACGCTGACCGACAATAAGGCATTGAGCATAGGAGAGAAGCGTCAGGCATTGCTTGATTCTTCCCGTGGTCGTTGGGTAGGATTTCTTGATGATGACGATTGGGTTTCTGATGACTATCTCGTTTCTCTTCAAACAGCAATGAGAGAACGCCCTGCCGATGTCATCACATTTGAGCAGGATTGTACCGTGAACAACGATAAGTTCAAGGTTGACTTCAGAGTCGGTAATCCGCATGAATCTTATGTACCAAATTCGGGAAAGACATTACTTCGTCGTCCACCATACCATATGTGTTTTTGGCACAGAAAGATTGCAAAGAATGTGCGCTTTCGTTCCTCGTCTTATGGAGAGGATCTTGATTGGATTTCCCGAATGATGCCTTATGTCACTTCTGAAACCCACCTAGATAAAGTGCTGCACTATTACAGGTACAGCGATGCAACATCGGAGTCTATTCAATATGCAACACAACGATAAGAGACACCTGATTCTCAAATATCCGACTCGTCATCGTCCAATCAAGTTCATGAACAATTTGAATGCTTATCTCGCAAAGGCATCGGGTAAGCATAAGATTACGGTTGTTGTCACGATGGACATTGACGATTCGTCCATGAACAACAACCCGATGCGTTATTACATGACCAACAAGATCAAGGGAGATATTGATGTCACCTTTTCTTATGGTAATAGCGAAGGAAAGATTGCAGCAATCAATCGTGCCATTCCCACCACAGATTGGGACATCATCATCTCTACCGCCGATGATATGGAACCTGTTGAGCAGGATTGGGATGATATCATTGTTCAGGATATGCTGCGAGAATTTCCTAACCTAGATGGCGCATTGAATTACAACAACGATCCTCGCCTAGAAGCAAAGGGACCAAATGGATTCAAGACGCTGATTACCCTGCCTGTCATTGGGCGTAAGTTGTATGATCGCTTTGGGTATATCTATCATCCCGCATACAAGTCCGAGTGGTGCGACAACGAGCAGACAGAGGTCTTTGAGAAGTTGGGAGTTCTTCGTCATATCGACCGCCGACCAATTATTCACAAGTGGGCAGAAAATCAAGATGCTCTGATGCAGAGAAATATGCAAATTGGATTTTCTGTTGATCGTGAAACCTATTCCAAGCGTAAGCAGAATGAGTTTGATTTGCAGAAAGTGAGTGCATGATGCAGAATGCCGTAATTGTGTATTTGTCGCGTGAGAGAGATGTTGGACTTCTTTTCAGAAGTCTTTTGCTCCTTTATCGCAATTTTAATGCAAAGTATCAGTATCCTGTTGTTGTTTTTCACGATGATATACAAAGAACAACTATCTCGCAGTTGTTTTCCGCATTGAATGCCAACTTGGGATTTGTTCCCAACATCAAGTTTGAAATTCTAAAGTTTGAGATGCCAGAGGGTATCTCATCCGATCCCTCTTTGTATGATCCGCCACTTACGCAGTTTGGAATGGGATATCGGCATATGTGCCGTCTTCATTCTGGCGAGATATACAAGCATCCCGCTCTGCTGCAATATGATTGGTACTGGAGATTGGATTCCGATTCCTTTCTTCTTTCCCCCATCAAGTACGATGTTTTCGATAACATGGCGGAAAAGGGATACGAGTATGCCTACCTCGCGGAGTACGAAAAGGAAGCATCGTTTGTCGCAAGGGGTCTGTGGGAGACCACCAAGAAGTTTGTCGAAGACAACGGTATTGTTCCTGCGTCTTTGAACAGCAAGTTGAAGGATGGTGAATGGAATTGGGATATGTTCTACACCAATTTTGAAATAGCCAAGTTTTCCTTCTTCAGAGGGAAACAGTATATGTCCTACTATGAATGCTTGGACGAGACAAAGCAGATTTACTACAATCGTTGGGGCGATGCTCCAATACATTGGTTTGGTGTTCATCTTTTCTTGCCGGACAGCAAGATTTGGTGCATCAAAGACATTACATATCAGCATGGAACTTGGGTAAAGAATACGGAATGTGTGGATATGAATTCAATTGAGGTGATTCCCGAGCCTTTCAAGTCTTGGTCTTTGGCTGCAATTCAGAAGGCAGGAGCAGCAAATGGCTAATGTCATTCTTTATCAAACCGGCTCAAAGAGCAGGAATCCAAGAACAGGTCAGTACTATGATGCATGGGAAAGCCACATCTGGCTTTGCATAGAGCAGATACGAAGATGGAATCCCAATATCCCGATTTATATGATTACGGATGATCATGAAATAACAGATAAGGAAAAGTTTGAGAAGTATGAGGTAAAGCATGAACTCTTGGAAAATCTTGCTCCAAGATATGATGTATTGTCAACTTCGTATTTCAAGGAAGATGTAAACCCCTCTGCAAGAGCGTGTGGACTTCGCCCATTTTACATAGAGGCATTGATGGCAAAATATGGGCTGACCGATGTGTTTACTTTTGATAACGATGTTCTTGTCTATTGCGACTTGAATTCGGTGGGGTCAATTCTTTCGACACTCTATAAGAGAACAGCAGTAACTCCGGATTCAAAGGAAAAGATGGTTCTGGGTATGTGCTATCTCAAAGATTCTGATTCCATGAAGGAAATAGTTGACAACATCTGGAGTCTTATGAATACAGAACGAGGAAGATGGCTATTGGATATGGATCTTTGGAGCATCATAAGCAGGGAGCAAGGTAAGGATTTTGTAGACATTCTGCCCATATGGGTAGATGGAGAGTTTTCTCAAAATGCACAGAACATAGGTGGAGTGTTTGATCCTTCAAGTATAGGTCAGCATTTGTTGGGCTGTGATAATGGAAATCCTCCTGGTTGTCTCTTTCCTCATCATTACATACACAACAGACTGCGTGAAGGAAGATACCGATTTACGCAACAGATGGACAAAGACATGAGAAAGTATATTGGAGTATTGGATGTTACTAATGGTTCTTTAACCAAGATTTTGAGCATCCATGTCCACAACAAGAAGTTGAAGGAATTGATGTGATGCGTTCTGTCTATTCAATATCTTCCGATGATTTCATTCGGGGTGAACTGTTCGAAACTGATCTTAAAGAAATTCCTTCCGTATTCTATTCAAAGATAGATCATGCCCCTCATTTTCTGCACACAGTAGGCAGATTCATCAGAAAGCCCTTTGTGCTGGTGACTCATAACGGCGATCTTCCCGTAAACGATGCATTGCTAAACTACGCAAAGACAATACCAAACCTGAAGAAGTGGTTTGGGCAAAACATCGAATGCAGACAAGACCCGTTGGTGCAGTCTATTCCAATTGGTCTTGAAAACGACAAGAACTTTCCAGAACTTGAAAAAAGAAGAAGACTGAAGGAAGTAATAGACAAGGAGATAGATCATCCAACCAGTCCTTCAAAACTGCTTTACCTGAATTACAGTTTCTCCACCAACAGATCGGAGAGAGAAGGAGCATGGCAAACGGTTACACGGAATGTTTCTTCTTCTGTCTGCACGGATAGGTGCATTGATTCTGCACCGCAAGCACAGTATGGAACATGGTTAACCGATGTGATAAATCATCACTATGTTCTGTGTCCAAGAGGAAATGGAATAGACACTCATCGTCTTTGGGAAACGCTTTATCTTGGCAGAATCCCTATTGTGAAGCGCGATAGCAATACTAGATACTACGAGAAACTTCCTATTTTGTTTGTAGAATCGTGGGATCAAGTTACCGAAACTCTACTGAACAGTAGTCTTGATCGGTTTGACAGAGAACAGGACTTCGACATCGGTCCTCTGAAAATGTCTTGGTGGAAAACAGAAATTGCAAATACCTTGAGAGAGTATACATGATCAAATTGAAGAAATTGATTTTGGTTTTGGCGGGAGGAGATGCCCTATACGATAGACAAGAAATCTCATGTCGAGAAACATGGGCGAACCCAAGTTGCTATGGTGAAGATACAAGGGTTTTTTTCGTAAGAGGCAATCCAAAAGATGAGTCAGAAGAACACAGGCTGTCCAAGACAACTGACGAACTGTACAATTCTTCCATTGTAGTCAATGAGTTAACAAGAACAGTAACTGTCGATGTCCCCGATGGAACAAAGCATCTTTTGTTCAAATGTATTCTTGCAATGAATGCATTGAAATGTCGGTACGATTGGGAATACTTCGTAAGACCAAATAGCGGAAGTTATGTGAATCTCAATGTGCTGGACGAATCTCTGAACCTCTTGCCCAAAAGTAAGTTAGTCTATGCACAGGAAAACCAGTACAATGGTTGCAAATATCCTAGTGGGGCTTGCTTTACCATGTCAAAAGATATAACAGATTTGTTGCTTCAGAATGGTAGAGAGATAATCGACTATCAAAGAAACACAGGACAATACGATGATGTGCTTCTTGGAATGGTTTTAAGGCAAGACATAACAGTTGCCCCTCGAATAGACATTACCTACGATAGAATGATGGAGACCACAAACTGGTTCGATCCATCTTGCTATCACTACTATTTCTTGCATTCCAAAGACGAAAATCCGCATTACATCGTTCACAATATGTTTATGGGGAGCAATAGGAGATAACCATGAATCTGATAGTTACTGGCGGAAGAGGATTTATTGGCAGTCACTTTGTAGAAAAAGCATTGGCTGAAGGAGACACGATTATTGATTTTGATTCGATGACCTATTGTGCCAAAGAAAACCTACCGTTTGACGGCAATCGTAATTATACACTAATTCGCAAGGACATATGTGAAATTACCCATTTGCCTGCGTGTGATGCGGTCGTAAACTTTGCAGCAGAGACTCATGTTGACAATTCGATCAACGATAGTAAGCCGTTCATACACAGCAATATTATTGGAGTTCATACTCTTCTTGAACTCATACGGGGTAAACGAGAATACGAGAGACCTTTGTTTGTACAGATAAGCACAGATGAGGTATATGGGGACAGGCTAGATGGGAAGTTCACAGAGCAAGACAAACTACAGCCAAGTAATCCCTATTCTGCTTCCAAAGCAGCAGCCGAAATGCTAGTACTGTCTTATCATAGGACATACAAGATGGACTATTTACTGACAAGAAGTTCAAATAACTATGGAGAGAGACAGTACGAAGAAAAACTGATACCAAAAACGATCAACTGCATATTGCAGAACAAAAACATTCCTCTGCATGGCGACGGCAGTTATGTAAGAGATTGGATTTATGTCAAAGACAATGTTGATGCCATTTACTATTTACTGAAGAATGGCGTAAAAAACGATGTGTACAACATCGGTGCCAACAATTACATGACAAACCTTGATGTAGTTAAGCAGTTGTTGCGCGAAACTAAAAGAAACGAGGATCTCATACAGTTTGTAGAGAACAGATGGGGACAAGACCTTCGCTATTCGGTAAATACCGAGAAGATCAACAAGAAGGGATGGAACCCCAAACACACGGATGGCATATTCACGAATTGGATGAAGTCTTGAGTAATGATATGTTTACGGAAATCAAATCCTGTCTTTGCTGCGGCTCATCAAATCTAAAGGAAGTTTTGGACCTTGGTCAACAACCTTGGGCAAACGATTTCCACAGAAACGACAGAAGAATATGCTACTATCCGTTGAGACTCAATCTGTGTGTGGACTGTTTTCATTCACAGTTAAGCATCTCTGTTGACAAGACTCGAATGTTTTCTGCTTGCGCGACAAGCAAGAATGTATCTAAAACAATTCTAGAGTATTCAGACTGGTTTTCGGACAAGATTGAAGCAGATTTTGGAAGAAAAGGAATTGCATTAGTTTTGTCCTTGTATCCACAATGCAATGATGGTTCGCAAATCATGTCGCTGAAAAAGAAGGGATGGAGTATCTTTACTGTGGACCCCGTAGTCAGCGATAAGTTGGTATTTGCCGACAGAGTTGAACACGCTTCCATAAGTGAAGAAACTTTATCTCGATTTGGGGTAAAGGAATATGATGTCATAGTGGCACAAAATGTTCTGGCACATCACGATGACATGGTGCATTTTTTAAATGCTTGTAAGTCGGTTATGGGTAGGAAAACCAAACTTTATGTACAGACTTCACAAGCGGACATGATAGACAGCAATCAGTTTGATAACATCTATCATGAACACATATCCTATTTTTCGACCAAATCTATGGTTGAATTGTGTAAGAGAACAGGAATGGTTCTCTTATCAGTAGATCGTGTACCAATTTATGGGGAATCGTATTTGTTTGTTTTGGGGACATCGGGAATATCAGATGATAGTGTAACAAAAAGTATGGAGAGGGAAGCCGCATATGGTAGATATTCTGTAGAGCGTTATGACAACTATTCAGACTCCGTAAGAAAGATGATTCATGATTTTTCAAGAGCGATAAGCCAATATCAAAGCCACGAAAAATGTGCAGTTGTTGGTTATGGTGCTGCTGCAAAAGGCAATACCTTCTTGAATGCAAGCAAAGTTCATATGGACTTTATTGTTGACGAAAATCCCCAAAAACTAGGGATGTATACTCCTGGCACGAATATACCTATAGTAGATATTAGTCGTATTATGCAAATCAATACAAAGGTATTGTTCGTACCGTTGGCTTGGACATTCTACAGCGAAATCAGAAAAAAGTTGTCAATTCATGTAACCAAGCATTCATCGTGGAGAACATATTCCTATTTTCCAACGACAAAAATAGAAGAAGTCGTTAAACAAGAAGGCACTACAGTATGAACAAGGTACTCATAACGGGAGGGAATGGGTTTTTGGGTCATCACATGATTGACCACATTCTTTCAACAACTAATCTTGAAGTAATCGCATTGAACATTACAGGCAACAAGCATCGCATAGAATCGTTGGATTCATTTTACAAAGAACCCAATAGATTGCGATTCATCAAGCATGACATATCGACTCCGTTGGATCAAGAACTTTTGAAAGAATCGGTTGATCTGATTTTACATATGGGTGGGGAGAGTCATGTTCTTCCTTCCATACAGAATCCATTAAACACAGTAATAACGAATGTTGTTGGAACCTGCAACCTACTAAACTATGCAAAGAGTATCAAAACTCTTCATTCGTTTGTGTATTTTTCTTCCGATGAGGTGTTTGGACCGGTCATAAATAATCGTCCCCATAGAGAAGAAGATTCATATCACCCAAAGAATCCATATGCGGCAACAAAGGCAGGAGCAGAAGAACTTTGCATCTCATACCACAGTACTTACGGGGTTCCCATAAAGATAGCAAGGTGCATGAATATCTTCGGGGAAAGACAGCCTTCGGGGAAGTTTATACCATCTACGATTCGAAAGATTTTGAATAGAGAAATGATACAAGTTCACGGTTCGGTAAAGACAAAAAGGTCTAGCAGTAGATGCTATATTCACGCAAAGGAAGTATGTCTCGCTGTTGACAAGATCATCAGGGATGGAATAAATGGAGAGAGATATCATGTCGTGGGAGACAAGGAAATAGACAATCTTCAACTCGTAGACAAGATTTCTTCTATTATGGGCAAAGAGGCGATGTGTGACATAGTAGATTGCACAACAAGTCACTCGGGACATGGAATCAGACACGCGATGGACGGAACAAAAATGAAGGAACTCGGATGGCATCAAATGCGTTCGTTTGAAGAACGATTGGAAGAAACAATAGGTTGGTATCTCTCTAATAGAGAATGGTTAAGCCACTCTTAAACTAAAGGAAAACTGTGCGTACATTAATAACTGGTGGAGCAGGATTCATAGGATCCAATTTAGTTGACCGACTGATAGCGGAAGGTCATGAAGTTACCGTAATAGATAACGAGTCGGCAGATTCAAATGAACAGTTCTTTTGGAATCCGCAGGCTCATAATTACAAGTACGATGTTCGTGACTATGTAATGGTTCGCAAACTCTACGAAGGTCAGGATGCAGTATTTCATCTCGCAGCCGAAGCCCGTATTCAGCCGACAATTGAGGATCCTCTGAAGGCATTTGAGAACAATATGATCGGTACTGCAACAGTTCTTGAATGCGCTCGTTCTTGTGGCGTAAAACGAGTAGTCTATTCTTCCACATCTGCTGCGTATGGTTTGGTCAATACACCGCCATTGAATGAAACCATGCCTACCGATTGCCTGAATCCATACTCGGTCAGCAAGGTAGCGGGTGAAGAGATTTGCAGGATGTATGCACGGCTCTACGGTATGGAAACCGTGACATTCCGTTACTTCAATGTGTATGGAGAGCGTCAGCCTCTGCGCGGACAATACGCTCCTGTGATTGGTATTTTTCTTCGTCAAATTGCCGCAGGAGAGCCAATGACAATTGTGGGAGATGGTGAGCAGAGGAGGGATTTTACATATGTTGGCGATGTTGTTGATGCAAATATTCGCGCAGGAACATTTGTTCCTGCTGATAGAAATTACCAATGGGGTCAGATTTACAACATAGGAACTGGTAAAAATCATTCAATAAACGAAATTGCCAAATTCATGGATGGCAAAACTTCATACATACCATGCAGACCGGCAGAATCAAGAGTTAGTCTTGCCAATACAAAAAAAGCAAATACAGAGTTGGGTTGGACTGCTCGTATAAGCGTAAAAGATTGGATAGCAAAAGAAAGAAAGGTTTGATTATGGAACACTATTGGACTACAACTGTAGGCGAATCGCCTGAAGGATGGTTTACATTTCCAAAACTTTATTCGGAATTCGTGGAAACAATGAAGGATGGTTCTGTATTTGTGGAAGTTGGCTCTTGGAAGGGTAAAAGCACGGCTTTTTTGGGAGTTGAAATCATAAATTCAGGGAAAAACATCAAGTGCTATGCTATAGACACTTGGGAAGGTTCTCCGGAACACTCCGATGATCCTTACATCAAAACAAACAGGCTGTATCCTTTGTTTGTAACCAATACACAAAAGGTTTCATCCGTAGTCGCTCCCATACGAAAAACATCCGTAGAAGGCGCAAAGGAATTCAAGGATAATTCGGTGGATATCGTGTTTATAGATGCTTGCCATTCATATGAATGCGTGAAAGAAGACATAGAGGCTTGGTTGCCGAAGATCAAAAAGGGTGGAATTATGGCAGGACACGATTACTATTGGGGAGACAATGGAGTCAAAAAAGCAGTAGACGAAAGATTTGGAGATAGAGTTAAATTCAGAGGACTTGTAAAATACAAAACGGATAAAGTAACTGCGGAAATGTATGAAAATTGTTGGACTGTTGATATCTGATGTTGACATCTGTTTGTTTCGGGCTATAATCTCCTGAATGCCAAACGACCGTATTGAAGCACTAGTCCTCCGTTCGCTTGTTCACGATGATGAATATGCGCGGAGGACTTTGCCTTTCATCAAGGCTGATTACTTTGCCGAGCGTAATGACAGGGTTGTATTTGAGACCGTGAAGGATTTCTTCACCAAATACAACAAGCGTCCAACCATAGAGTCCATTCTGATTGATCTATCCAATAGGGATGGTCTTTCGGAAGAAGAATACAAGCAAGGCAAGCAACTGGTAGAAGAACTCAAGGAGTTCGACAAGCCTGATACCGAGTGGCTATTGGATGCAACGGAGAAATTCTGTCGTAAGAAAGCCGTCTACAATGCCATCATGGAATCAATTCAGATTTTTGATGGCAAGGGCAACAAGACGGAAAATTGCATTCCTGAACTACTTTCCGATGCATTAGCAGTATCCTTCGATACTCATATTGGTCACGATTTCATTGATGACTACAACGAGCGGTTTGACTTCTATCACAAGATTGAACGCAAGATGCCGTTTGACTTGGAGTACATGAACAAGATTACGCAAGGGGGTGTACCGAGCAAGACGCTGAATGTCATCCTCGCGGGTACGGGCGTGGGCAAGAGTCTGTTCATGTGCCACCATGCAGCAAACTGCCTGATCTCAGGTAACAATGTTCTCTACATCACTTGCGAAATGGCAGAGGAGCGAATTGCAGAGAGAATTGATGCCAATCTCATGGACATCACGATGGATGACTTGAAGAAGTTGCCGAAGGACATCTATACTCGCAAGATGCAGCGAATTATGTCATCGACAACAGCAAAGTTGATTATCAAGGAGTATCCGACTGCTACCGCAAATGCCATGCACTTTGAGGCATTGCTTGATGAACTGCGGCTCAAGAAGAACTTTAAGCCCGACATTGTGTTTGTGGACTACCTGAACATCTGTGCATCTAGTCGCTTCAAGGCAAATTCCAATGTCAACTCCTACACCTATGTCAAGGCAATTGCAGAGGAACTGCGTGGCATGGCAGTCAAGTATGATGTTCCGATTTTCACGGCAACGCAGACGAACCGTGAGGGTTTCTCTAACAGCGATGTCGAACTTACCAATACGAGCGAATCGTTTGGTCTTCCCGCTACCGCAGATTTCATGGTTGCCCTGATTTCCACCGAAGAACTTGAGGAACTTGGGCAATTGATGGTAAAGCAATTGAAAAATCGCTATGGAGATCCATCCTCCTATCGCCGTTTTGTCATCGGTGTAGATCGCAGCAAGATGAAGTTGTTTGATCTTGATATCGCCGCACAAAAGGGAATTTCAAAGATGGGGGACAAAGATGAAGACGATGAAATTGAACTTCCTGATGGAGGTGGGCAGGGATTCAAGACCTTTAGACAGAAAATGGATGGAAAGTTTTATCGCAAAAACTTTGACGAATGGTCTTGACCGAAGGCAATATACAAGGTAGGATTGACACACTATGTCATACAGACTTCATATTGACATTCCGATTGATGCGTTTTCGGTGGAGGAAGCGCAAGAGAAGGCAAGGATGATCTTGAATGAACTCTCCATCAAGGATGGCATTCAGATCGGGCATCTTGCGGAGGAAGTCAATTACAGACTAGGACACGATGATGATCGGCAGCGTTCAAATTATCTGGAGATCAATTCTAGAGGGCATTGCTCAAGCAAGAAGACAACGATCAGGACAGTCTGAGCAACCGTGTCCTACTTGCAAGGAGTGTGGCTGTGCCACGGTGCGTTCACGCAGAGATCATCTTTATGAAATCGGAAGCACACAGGAAACAAGGACAGAACCATTGGTAAAGGCAAACATCATCTTCAATGTTCCTGTATTTCAATGTGTGAATCCAAAATGTGGTCTGTATTACATTGGTTCAGAGGCAACAATAGAGTTTGCAAATCTTGAAAAGGCTTTGAAGAAGGAACTAAAGATTCGGAAACGAATCTAAAGACGGGACGAGGGGGTCTTTGGTTGGCCCAGGAGAGTTTATACCTCTCTGGCGCAGGTTCGAATCCTGATCGTCCTACTAGATAGAGTAACCCCTAATAAAGGAGATTGTCATGTTGATTCCGAGTCCAAATTACATCATCATCGAAACCACGAAGGAAGTCTTTGAGAAGCACACAAGTTCCGAAAAGATTGATCCGTATTCCTCTCGTTTGGTTATTTCAGGAACTGTTTATGCGGTAGGCGATACACAGTTTTCGGAGAACCCTGTAAAGGGCGATGGAGTTTCTTTTTCGTGGGCGCGTAAGCCCGAAGCATTCCCTCTTACCAATGGAGAAGAAGTTGTGTGTACTTATTGGGAACACGCAACTGCCCATGAGGGAAAGTATCTCTTTATCATCAGCAAGGATGCAATCCTTGGTGTTTACCGAAAGAGAGAAGAAGTTCAGGCGGGTCTATTCGATTCCTCCGAAGAACCTATCGTTTTGGAACGATAAATACACAAAATAACCCCACCAAAGATCGCATCTTTGGTCCGACAGCCTCCTGCTAGCGGAGGCTGTTTCTTTTGAGGGTGGGTTTTTCCAAGTCTAAATAGACGGATGATAGCCAATTTTTCAACTCTAACATACGCTCCATCCTGCCCTTTAAACGAGGCGGTAGAGACACAGCATCTTGAGCATATTGAGGATTTGATGTTCAAGGATTTGAATAATGGCATATCAAATTCCTTCAAACTCCTCAACAACATTGTTAAAACTTTGGCAAGCAAAACTCCTCCATCCAAAATGGTGATTACTACCAAGTGGGATGGCGCACCGGCTATTGTTGTAGGAAAGCACCCCTCCAATGGGAAGTTCTTCGTATCCTTGAAACACGCAACAACTTCAAAGAATCCGAAGATTTGCTTTTCCAAGCAGGATATTGCAAAACTCTATGGAGATAAACCCGAAGTAGCATCAAAATTACAGGTTTGTTTTGAACTTTTACCGGCGGTGCTGCCATCAACAGGAGTGTATCACGGAGATTTGTTGTTCGTAGGCGAGAGCAAGAAGCGAATGAAAATTCAGAATGTGGACAACATTGTGTTCAGACCAAACACGATCCTCTACGCTTTCCCCACCGACTCGCCTCTTGGTAAGAAAATCCAAGCGGCTAAGATGGGAATAGTCTTTCATACGGTCTATACAGGGTCAGGAAAGACCCTACAATCGCTTACAAAAGGAACCTTGGCAAATCTAAGCGGATTCAAGCAATCCACGAATGTATGGCTTTCTGCTGCTGCTCTTCCTGCACCACCTACGGGAAAGACCTTCGTCACATCAAGCGATGCCGATCAAATACAAGCAATTCTCAAAATAGCCACACCTCTATCAAACAAGGTAAAGGCATTCATCAAAATATTGAACAAGACACATGGCAAGGACATCTTTAACGAACTCATGCCCTTTGTAAATTCTGGCATTCGGGCAGGGATTTCGAAATATGACTCATCCAAGTTGAAAACTCACATTGCAGCCAAGTACGATATGGCAATTTCAAAATTGAAGCAACAGAAAAACAGAGATCAGAAGACAAAGGAAAAGGCAGTTGCCTTGAAGTTCATAGATGCTTATGCTTCGCAAATAGATGAAATGTTTGAATTGCACAATCTCATCAGCGAAGCAAAACTGATAGTCATCAAGAGACTTTCTGAAGTCAAGACAATAGGGACTTACCTACCTACTAATAAGGGAATAAAGGCTACCAACCCCGAAGGATTCGTTGCAGTATGCGGAGATACTTGTCAGATGATCAAGTTGGTTGACAGAATAGAATTTGCACAGGCAAACTTTAACCTAGCCAAGGATTGGAAGTTATGAAGACTTTTTCTGAAGCATCAAAGAGTGCAAAGCCGAAGAAGAAATCGGTGGTATTCGCATTTGGTCGCATGAATCCCCCCACCACAGGTCACGGAGTTCTTGTCAAAAAAGTCACGGATGAGGCTTCGTCCCGTAGTGCAGATCATTTCATCTTTGTCTCCAAATCACAAGAACCAAAGAAAAATCCGCTTACTCACGCGCAAAAGGTTTCCTACTTACGCAAGTTGTTCCCCAAAGGAAACTTTCCTCTGAACAAAGCAGCCAATCCATACGAGGCAGTTCTTTATCTCTGTGAATTGGGTTATACCGATATTACCATGATTGCCGGTAGTGATCAGGTTGCCAATTTCAAGGGTATCGCTGCATACAAGGGTAAGGTTGCCGAGAAGGATCCGAAGAAGCGAAAGTATTCATTCGACTCGTTCAAAGTTGTACAAGCCGGTGAAGAGCGTGTAGAAAAGGTCAGTCTAAACGACATTGACAAGATGCTGAAGAAGGGAAACAAAGTTGACCCCATGTATATGTCGGCATCTCTCATGCGGGCTGCTGCGTTTGCCAAGCGGTTTGACATTTTCTCCATCGGTATTCCTGGAAACAAAACTCTTGCCAAGCAACTCTACAACGATGTTCGCAAGGGAATGGGATTGAGCGAAGAATACATTTACGAAGCCACAGATAATCCCGCAGATAAAGTAACGATACTTGCACTCACTTCATCGGAAAAAGACTTGAGCGACACCATTGAAAAAATGGAAGTCATTTGCAAAAAGCGAAAGATAGAGTTCTATGCGGTGAAGACCAGCAAGGCTCAGGTTGACATTTCCAATGTTGCATCGAAGAAGATCACGATCAAGAACTATGATGGTGAGGAAAAAGATGTCACCATTATTCCCGAGAATACAGTTGCAGTTGTCCGTGGTGGTGTGATGAACAGCGATATTGGTGTTGCCATCATGACCATTTTGCAGAACAACGGCGTATTCATGATCAATGAGCGAGGCGGAATGGAACTCTGTGCCAATAAGTTGGAGACTGCAATTGCGTTGAAGAAGCACAATCTTCCGCATCCGCGCACGGCTTTTGTCGCCAATGAGGAAAACATCGAAACCGCAGTCAAGGAAATTGGTGGCAAGTTCCCCGTCATCGTCAAGACACTTACGGGAGCAGAAGGTATCGGTGTTTCCAAGATTGAAAGCATGGAAAGCCTGAAGTCCGTATTGCAGACTTTGTGGAAATACGGTGCAGAGGTAATCATGCAGGAATTCCTGCCGAACTTCAAGAATGATGTTCGCAGCATTGTTCTGAATGGCAAGATTTTTGCCTGTGCCAAGCGCGATAAGGCTCCGAAGGATTTCAGAACTAACATTGCTAGAGGATCAAAGGGAGGATCTTTTCAACTATCGGAGGAAGAGATCAAATTGGTCGAAGAGGCAGCACGGGTAAGCAAATGCTACTATGTCGGCATAGACCATGTAATCAATGATGGAAAGCCTTACATCATCGAAATGAATGCCAGTCCTGGTAGCGGCAACATCTATTACCGCTATTACGAGGAAGGCAAGGGCAAGGATAATGTAAAGGGCGAAGAGTTGGTAGAGGATTTTGTCAATTACATCATTGACAAGACCCATTGGAAACTGTTCTCGAATCTCGCTGTTAGGGAAAAGATCACCATAGAGGGAACAGAGTACGATGCCAAGGTGGATACCGGAAACAGCGGTTACAACATGATTCACGGCACCGATATCAAGGATAATGGAAATCATACGGTGACTTTCACCTTGCCAAACGGCAAGCGAATTACCAAGAAGATTGTCAGTAGGCTCGTAGTAAAGAGCGGAATAGGCAAGAAGAAGAGAATGGTCGTAATGTTTGATGTGAAGTTTCATGGAAAAACATATCCAAACATTAAATTCAGCGTTGGCGACAGGGATCATATGAGTACCAAAGTTCTTCTTGGCTTGCAGTTCTTGAGCAAGACGGGCATAGTTGTGGATCCTGCACAGGCAATTTATCCACAGAATCAGACACAACAAGACGATAAAGAAATCAAGGAAGCCTACAAGACCAAGAGCGGCAAGACGGTTTCTCCTCCGAGAGACAAAAAAGCAGATCAGCCAAAGAAATATGTGGCTGGTTTGAGCAAGACTCAAGCCACAAAGAGAAAGTCACAGTTTAAGAAGAGAGCAGAATTGCCGGATAGCGATCCTCGGGCATGGAAAAAGTTGCCAGGAGATCCGAAGGAAACCGAAAAGAAATCAAAATACACTCAATTGTTTGCCAAGAAGTTTGGCAGTAAAAAGGAAGAAGTCGCTGATATGGTTAATTCTCTGATGATCCTTGAGACATCAGACATTCCTCTGTCCAAAAAGATAGAGAAAGCAAGAGAAATGCAAATCAAGGCTGCTTCGCAGGAGCAGAAGGAAACCTGTGACATTTACATAGAGGCAATGAAAGCAGAAATGTACGAACCTTATTCAAACATCAAAACAACCTTGGATGAGGATTTTGAGTGGATGTTGGTGAATTCCATGTCAATTGATTCTCTTTCCCGCCGTATTAAAGCAAGACTTGAAGAACGGCAATTGCAGGGAACAGACGAAATTGTCAAAGCATATTCCAAGATGACTCCTGGTCAGAAATTCTATTCTGAAGAGGACAACAAGGAAGAAAACGATGCTCTTTACAAGGAGTGGCGCAAATTGGTAAACATGGGTCCAAAAGAACTGCAAGGTTTCATTGATTCTGAAGGTGGCAAGGAAGCCGGTCTTTCGCGTAAGGAGGCTTCAAAGGCAGGAGCAAAGGGGAAGAAGATTAAGTCGGGAAGAGACTCTGCCCGTGCTATCGTCAGAATGAAGGAAATAGGCAAGGAAAAGTGGACTGCCAACGATTGGGCTTGGGCAAAGAGACAAGTCAATTTCATAAACAGAATGAAAGGTGCCGCTGGAAAATTGAGGGAGCCAGACGGAACTCCAACAAGAAAACTCCTGGCGTTGAAGATTTGGGGACATAATCCAGAGACATGAAATGAAGAGATTCAAGCAATACAATTTGAGTGAGGTTTCCGCTGGATTGGTCGTTTCTGATCCTGGAGATGTTGGTTTTCCGGCAACCGAGTATTTTACGGGGAAAGGCATTTCCTCTTTTTTGGTTCCTTCTTCTCCGAATAAAAAATCACCGATAGATCGGTATTTCGACAACAACATACAGCAATCAAAAAATAGAACAGCAGGAACTATGGCTATGGTTGCAAAGACTCCTGGTCAATTTGAAGTGGAGCCTGATGGCGAACAAGACGAATTTGAAACTTTGATTGATCCTGAAGGTGAGGATGGTCGGGAAGAGGCAAAACCGACTACACAATCCATACGAGGAATGAACACCGATGCTCTTAATATGGGTCCGGCTGGAGCAGCGGATGAGGAATCAAGGAAGAACATCAGAAGAGCAGCCATTGCTAGATTAAAAGATGCCAAGCAGAGATGGGACTTCTTGAAAAATTGGATACAGGGATTTGATGTAAACGACAAGACTCAAGATAAAATTGCAAATGTCGATGTTGTGCTTGGCATCAATGCACCGTCTATAGCAAAGGCAGCAAGCACCTATATTCTACCTAGCGGAAAGAGAGCAAAACTTTGAAATCCTTCAAGTTCTTTGTCGAAAAATCGCCTGTTTCGCATAAAGCCTTACGAAACAAATCAAAGCAGTCAGGCATACCCTATCGCTTTCTGAAGCAAGTTTATGACCGTGGTGTGGTGGCTTGGAAGGGCGGGCATAGACCAGGTGCAGGACCAGAACAATGGGGTCTCGCCCGTGTAAACAGTTTCATTGTAGGCGGCAAGACTCGTCATACAGCAGACGCTGACATTTGGAAAAAGTACAAAGGAAGCAAGGGCTAATCTAAAAAATCGCTAAATAACAAAGCAAGCAGTCTCTTTAGACTTTACGAGGTAAACATGAACACGAACAAGATTTCCGCAGAATTGCAAAACGACATCATGAAGGTTCTTCGCGGCGAAACCACGCAAAAGGTAGAACTTCCCGTAGCCATTATGGAAGCCGCTGTAAATGCTTCTGCTCAATTGGAGAAGGCGTATTCGGAAGAAGGTTATACTTCGACTGAGCGTAAGCGCGAGATTCTACGCCGCAATCTCAATGAAGGTCTTGAAAAGTGCAATTGCAATCCCACAACAGAGATGATTGTTCGTTACGAGGAAGAGGCTACGAAGCCAGCATCTGCACACAAGAAGTCTGTTGTTTCCGAAGAAAAGGAAGAAAAGGCTACGAAGCCTGTTGTTGAAAAGATTAAAGCCGATCCTGATACTAAAATCATCAAAGAACTTCAGAATTTCGTCAATAACCTTACAGAAGAAGACCGCAGAATCCTTAGTGATCTGCTTGCAGACAAGAACTAAATAGAAGAGTCATCAAAGGAGACCACCGATGGGATTTTGGAACAACAACAATCGTGAAGAATCAAAGCCAGCATGGTTGAGCCGAATTGCAAAAAGACTTACCGTTCGCACTCCACGCGGATGGGAAATGCCTCTTATGGGAACTCAATTTGCTCATGGATTGACAACACAGACTCCGGTTCTTACGGAAGTAATTGTTGCTTTACCAAATGATCCCTCTACTGCTGGTGTGATTTCTTCTAATTATGCATACGGTCCAATTGGATTACCTGGAGTTGGTAGAATGGATGGACTGACTTTTGGTTCCGAAGAGCAATTCCGTCCATATTTTACTGCACCATTCGGTAGCGATTCTGCTACTTCTGGTGGACCTGACGGCGTAGGAGTCACACACGCAAACTTGAAGTATGTTCCTTCATTTACGAACGGATATCCCACTTTATGGTCATTG